ATGACAGACGACCTGCCCGACGGCGCGCTGCCCGCGGCCGCGGGCAGCACCGCGCCGCTGCCGCCCTGTGATGACTGCGGCACCACCAGCTGGCCGCGGCGGCTTGCCACGTACGGCGACCGGGTGGAGTGCCGCGAGCAGGACGGGTGCATCGTCCGGACGCGATGGAACCAGGCCGGCCGCTGCTGCCGCGAATGCGACGGCCGCGGCCCTGAGCCCACCCACACCGGCGTATGCCATTCCGGCGACCTCGACCGGCTTTTGGCCCTGACGGGCGACGCCCGGGTCCGCGTCCTGGTCCTGATGCTGCGCAAGAACCGGGCCATCTTCGCCGAGTGCCTGAACGAGGTCGCGGGCAAGGGAGACGGCACATGACCGCGATGGGTGCCTTCGCGTCCGCGCCGGTCGACGTCGGCGTCCTGGTGCTCGCCACCTTGATCGGGTTCGGCTTGGTCCGGTGGGCGATCGAGGTGCACCGGGACGGCGGCGGGACCGGTGAGCACCGCGCCCCATCCAGCCGGGCCCGGCTTGTGCCCGTGATCCCCGGCGCGTCCGGTGAGGCCCCCGGCACCGGCGATCAGCCGGGCTGGTGTCCCACGTGGATCACCGGCGAGGACACCTTGCCCGCCGTGCCGGCCTTCGCCCCGCCGCTTGAGCCGCTGCCCGAAGTGCTCCCCCCGCCGGTGCCGGTCACCGCGCAGACCGCCGTGGCTGCCGCCCTGGATGCGCCGGTCCCGGTGACCGTGCCGCCGGCTGTGCAGCCGCTGCAGGCCCGGGTGTCCGCGACCATGGACCGCGCCGCCAGGCTGGCCCAGCTGCGCGGTGAAGAGCTGCTGGCTGGCTGGGCCACGAATGTGGCCGATGCCTCCCAGTCCCCGGACTGGGAGCAGCGCGAGGCAGTGCCCGGCTACGTGGTTGGGCCGCTCGGCCATGGCGGCGACGTCGACGCCGCGCTGGACTCGATGTTCAGCCGCGCGGAGGCGGCCGTGACCCGCGCCCTGACCGAGCCCGACCCCACCGGCGCCGCAGCCGCCCAGATCCGGGACGGTGCCCTGTGACCCGCGGCGTGGCCGGCACCGTCCGCTTCATCTGGCCGGGCGGCTACGTGTCCGAGGGCACGGGCCAGATCACCTTTGTGTCTATCGGCGAGGACGGGAATCCCGGCCTGTACGTCCGCTGGGCGGGCCACCGCCCGGGCGCCACGCGGTGGACGCAGGACAGTTACTGCCCGCGCGCTGAGTGGCTGTCCCGTGACGGCGAAGCGCTTACGCCGTTCCGGGTGAGCATGGAGTGGGCTGGCTGCTACTGGACCGGGGACGTCCGCGAAACCGCCGCGTGGCATGCGGAGGCGCCGGATACGAGCGGCTGGTGGGACGGGCGCGGGGAGATTGGCCTGCGAGGGCTGACTGGGCAGCTGCGGAGGGCCACCAGATGAACCCCGTGGCCGCGGACCTGACCGGCGGTGTGATCTTCGCGGTGTGGGCCGTGGTGATCTGGCTGGCCGCCCGGCTGCCCCTGCCGCGCCGGCACGCGCCGCCCGCGGGCAGCCACGACGAGCTTCCCGGCCGGGCGGTGCGGCCGCTGCATGACCTGGACCGGCGGCTGCTCGGCTACATCGGCGGCGCCTGGGAAGAGCTGGAGCTCGCGGGCGTCGCCGACCGCGGCCAGGCGATCGCCGACCTTGGCCGGTCCCGGTCCGACGCCCCGGACAGCGTGCTGTCCGGCGACCTGTTCCGCACCGCGCACGTGCTCGAAACGATCCTCACGCACGCCGGCGACCCCGAAGGCCACTACTGGCCGGTCATCCTCGAACTCGGCGCCGCCTGCCGCGACCTGACCGAGCTGGACCACACCGACGGCGGAGTGAAGCCATGAGATATGAGATCCGGCCGCTTGGCCAGTGGACCGACCCGGTCACCGCCGCCCGCAAGAGCAGCGGCGTCTTCCAGGCCTCCTGGGACGACACCCTGGTCCTGCTGCGCGACGAGGTCGAGCGGCTGGACGGCGAGTACCCCATCGTCATCCAGATCGATGTGACCGAGCTGGACCTGCGGCAGGACGGGATGCTCCGCAGCAAAGCCCGCGTCGGCCCCAACCCTGGCGCGGTGGTGTCGTTCCAGTCCCGGTTCGGGCCGCTGCGCTACGCCACCGACGCCTACGAGCAGCGCTGGACCGGTGCCCTGCCCGGCTGGCAGGCCAACGTCCGCGCGATCGCCCTGGCCCTCGAAGCCCTCCGCGCCGTCGACCGCTACGGCGTCTCGCGCCGCGGCGAGCAGTACACCGGCTGGAAGGCCCTGCCCGCCGGGTCGGGTGCTGGAACGTCGCCCTTCGCCACCACCGGCGCGGCCCTGCAGTGGATGCGGGCCCAGGACGACCTGGAAGGCGGCGAGCTGGCGCCCGGCGCGCTGTACCGCAAGCTCGCACGCCGCATGCACCCCGACATCCCCACCGGCAACCCTGCTGACTGGGACAAGCTCGACGCCGCCCGCCGCATCCTCCAGACCGCGGACATGCTGTGACCACCACCGGAACCAGCGATGGCTGACGAGGCCGCCTGCCCGGACTGCGGCGAGCCGGTGATCCGCGCGCTGACCGAGAAGCGGCACTGGCAGCTGCTCGACCCGGCCCCGGACCCCGCCGGGCGGGTGGCGGCCGCGCCGGACGCGGCGGGCACCTGGCACGCCCGGACCCTGATCGCTGACCAGCTGCCCGCCGGGCTGGAGAAACGGTTCCTGCCGCACTTCGCCCGGGCACCGGTGTGCCGGGCGCGGAGCCAGGCCCGCCAGCGCGGCATCTGGAAACAGGTCCAGTCGGCGCTGGCCGCCCAGCGGCGCAGCCAGCGCGGGCACCGGCCCGCGCCGCGGATCCGGGGCTACCGCCGGCCACCGCCCCCATAAGCCCCTGGCGGGCCGCGCCGGATTCATGCGGCCCGTCAGGCCCCTGGTGGCCGCGGCGCTCCCGCGCCGCGGCCACCAGGTTCGCCAGTACCCACACCCCCAAGGAAACCGGAGACACCAGCAATGCACAAGAAGATCATCACCATCATCGGCGCGGCCGCCGCGGCCGCGGCGTTCCTGCTGCCCACCGGCACAGCGTCCGCGGCTGCTGTGCCGGACCGGTGCCAGACCGGGCCGTCCGCCGGGTTCTGCGGCACCCAGAAATCCGACACCGGCCTGCGGATCAGCGTCGGCCCGGGCTACCTGTCACCCGTCGTGGGCCTTACCAGCCCGAAGGCCGGCACGTTCATCGGCGCGTACAACGACGACTGGCTCTGGCTCCCGGTCGCGGGCAGCACGGACAACGCCAAGATCGCCGAGTGGGCGCCGGACGGGATCCTGTCCGGCGAGTACCTGACCGAGACCACCACCCACCAGGTCACCCTGGCCGGGAACCCCGCCGCCATGGCCGCGCAGTGGACCTACACCGGCGGCTGCGGCCCGGTCACCTGCGACGGGCCATTCGCCAACGAGGGCAGCGGCCGGCTCCTCGCCGTCACCACCAACGGCGGCCCGGTCGTCACCATCACCACCCCGGCCACCATCCCGGCCACGGCGGACTTCACCTTCACCACGCCGTAGCCCCCGGTCGCCGCCCGGGCGCGGCAGGTACCTGTCGTGCCGCGCCCGGGCGGTTCCACCACCACCACCATCAGGAAGGACACTCATGGCACCCACCGCCGGAATCGAAACGGCCAATGACCAGCTGGTCGGCAAGCGGGGCGATCACATCATCGTGATGGCGCCGAACATCGCCATGACACCCACCGAGGCGCTCCGTCACGCCGCGTGGCTCGTCGCGGTCACCGGCGACGATGACCAGTTCGCGGAGATCCTCGCCGCGGTCCGGCCGGCCTGAGCCCCGCCCGAATGGCCGACGGCGGCGGGCCTCGCGATCAGTGCGAAGTCTGCCTCGAACCGAGCGAGGACCTGGAGGACGGCCGCTGCGGCGACCGCCAGGCCTGTGAGGCCCGCCAGCCGCCGCTGTTCGGACTCCCCGCCACCCAAGACGTGCGTGCCTGCGCTCCCATCCCCCTGGGGCCAGGCACGCACCCAGGGCAGCCGGCCTCTACCCGGTTGCCCGCCGGCTGCGCGGGCCCGTGACCCAGTACCCCGGGCCCGCGCAGCCGTACCCCCTATCCGCCAGCCAAGGAGAACAGGAACCCGTGGAGTGCCCTGGTTTCTCGTGGACGACCAGTTCCACAGCCACCCCAAGGTCATCGCGGCCCGGGCCGAGGATCCCGGCGCGATCGGCCTCTGGGCCATTGCCGGGTCCTGGACGGCCGCCTATGTCACCACCACCGACGGGGTCATCCCGCACGAGATCCTGCCCACGCTCTACCCCGACGCGGTCCGGCTCGCCGCGATCCTCGTCGATAAAAAGCTGTGGAAAACCGTCCGCGGCGGCCACAAATTCGTGCCTGGTGTCACACACAAAATGCCCACGAAAGACGCTGTGGATAAAGAACGCAAAGACGCCGCCGAACGGCAAAGGCGCAGCAGAGAGGCCAGATCGTCACGGCGTGACAGACCCGTGAGTGACGGTGTGAGTCCGGCTGCCCATACCGATGCCCTTAAACCCCCTACCCCCTCGCCCGCCGCTATGAGCTGCCCGCGCCATCACCGGCCCCGGCCTGACTGCGCCAGCTGCCAGCGCCCGCCGCCGCACCCCAGCGACCGCACGGTCGCCCAGGCCATCGCCGAATCGGTTCCCGGCACCGGCGGCGACACACCCATCGGCCGGGCCGCCTGGAACGCCATCCACGAGCACGCATGAAACCCGCACCGGAGGAAACCACATGAAAAGAATCACCAAACTGACCACCGCGCAGGAAGAGCTCCTGCCCGCCGTCCGCGATGAATGGCTCGCCCACGGGCTGTCCACCGAGCCCGCCAACCGCGCCGAGGCCGAGGCCGGGGTCCGCGCCGCATACCGGGCCGCCGGCCTGCCACCACCCAGGTTCATGATCTGGCTCGGCTCGCCCTGGGCCGGGACCATCGGGCAGGCCATCGCCCCCGCCATCATCGAACAAATTATCGGCGGCCAGGTCGACGGCCAGGTCGACGGCCAGGTCGACGGCCAGGTCGACGGCCAGGTCCGTGGCCAGGTCGACGGCCAGGTCGACGGCCAGGTCGACGGCCAGGTCCGTGGCCAGGTCGACGGCCAGGTCGACGGCCAGGTCGACGGCCAGGTCGACGGCCAGGTCCGTGGCCAGGTCTACGGCCAGGTCGACGGCCAGGTCTACGGCCAGGTCGACGGCCAGGTCGACGGCCAGGTCGACGGCCAGGTCGACGGCCAGGTCGACGGCCAGGTCTACGGCCAGGTCGACGGCCAGGTCGACGGCCAGGTCTACGGCCAGGTCGACGGCCAGGTCGACGGCCAGGTCTACGGCCAGGTCGGCGGCCAGGTCGACGGCCAGGTCTACGGCCAGGTCGGCGGCCAGGTCGACGGCCAGGTCTACTCCGCCGCGGAGCTGCAGCGGCTGAGCGGCTGGTACAGCGGACGGATGGCCGGCCAGCACTGGGCCGCGTACTACTCGTTTTACGACGCCATGGCCCGGATCGGGGTGACCGGCCTGGAGCCGATCGCCGGGCAGATGCAGGTGGCCCGGAACGCCGGCTGGTGGTGGTGCTTCGCCGGGTTCGCGGTCCTCACCGACCGGCCCGCGCTGCTGTGCCGCGACCCGCTGGGCCAGCTGCACTCCGCCGGCGGGCCCGCGATCGCGTACCGCGACGGCTGGGGGTTCTACGCCTGGCACGGCCGCCGTGTCCCGGCCTGGGTCATCACCGGGCCGACCGCCGACCGGATCGCCGGCGAGGCCAACGTCGAGGTCCGCCGGTGCGCGATCGAGTCCCTGGGCTGGGACCGGTTCGTGGACGAAGGCGGCCTGTGCCCGGTCGGCGTGATCCCCGGCACCCGGCAGCGCAGCACCGAGCTGTGCGACGCCCGCGTCCCGGACCCCGGCAACCCCGGCCAGCACCTCGTCCTCTACGACGTCCCCGAACGGCTCTGGGGCAGCCCGGTCCGGCTCCTGATGTGCACCAACGGGTCCACCGAACGCGACGGCACCCGCCGCCGCTACGGCCTGACCGTGCCCGCCCACATCACCGACCCGGTCGAGGCCGCGGCCTGGACCGCCGGGCTGCGCCGCGACCAGTACGCGCTGCTGCAGCGCCGTACATGAAGTGCTGGCTCTGCGACCACATCGGCTACCGGCCGGGCGGTCGCAAGCGCCAGTTCAACTGGTGGCTCCTGCACAAGGCAGCGGGCCTCAACACGAAGGGAACCACCCATGACGAAGACACTCGGTGAGATCACCACCGCGCACGGCTTCGCGGTCCTGGAGCACCTCGAAGCCGAGGCCCAGGTCCCCGTGCTGCCCGGCCTGCAGGCCCAGGGCGACCTGTTCATCTGCCCGGCACCCGACCGGGCCTACAAGGGCGGCAGCGCCGCCCGCACCGTCCCCGCCGAGGGAATCGCGGTGATCGAGGCCATCAACGGCGGCCACGAGCACCGCCTCTTCGCCGGCACGCCCTCCACCGCCCTCTGGACACCCATACAGGGCGGCGGCCAGGACATCGGTGTCCTGGACTGCACCGAGCCGGCGTACCTGCTCCACCCCGAGCACGGCGCCACCGCCACCGCACCCGGCACCTACCTGCTCCGCCGCCAGCGCGAGCAGGCCGACACCGAGCGCCTCGTCGCCGACTGACCCCCGGACGTGCCGGCCCGGCGCACCCCTGCGCCGGGCCGGCACACAGGCCCGCAACCCCCCACCGGAGATGCCCCATGACCGACACCGCCCCGCCCCCCACCCGGGCGATCGAGTACCACGACCCAGCCGGCCTGCTCACCGACCTGAACATCCGCGAGTCCAAACCCAACGCGGCCCTGGTCGCCAGCATCCGTGCCCGCGGCGTCCTGGAACCCCTCGTCGGCTACCGCACCGCCGGCGGCCCCGTCCGGATCCGGCTCGGCCACCGCCGCGCCCGCGCCGCACTCGAAGCCGGCCAGCCCTACGTGCCCGTCTGGGTCGTCGCCGACGAGCAGGCCGGCGACGACGTCGACCGGATCCTGGACCAGCTCGACGAGAACACCCACCGCGAGGACGTCAGCCCGTTCGAGCAGGCCGGCGCCGTCACCCAGCTGCTCGACCTCGGCCTGTCGGTCGCGGAGGTCCGCAAACGGACCCGGCTGCCCGCCGCCACCGTCAAAGCCGCCCGGGCCGTCAAGGCCTCACCAGCCGCGGCCGCGGCCGCGGCGAAGAACAGCTGGCTGACCCTGGAACACGCCGCCGGCATCGCCGAGTTCGACGGCGACCAGGCCGCCTGCGGGCAGCTGCTGTCCGCCGCCCAGATGGGCGACGGCCAGTTCCAGCACCAGCTGCAGCGGCTCCGCGACGACCGCCACCAGGCCGCCGCCCGCGCCACCCTCGCCGCCGGCCTCACCGCCGCGGGCCTGCTGATCCTGGACACCTCACCCCGCGAGCACCGGCTGTCCTGGCTCGCCGGGCCCGGCGGCGAACCACTCACCGCGGACACCCACCAGGCCTGCCCCGGCCACGCCGCGACCCTGGCCAGCACCTGGAACGCCGACACCGGCGCCGCGGTCTGGGTACCCAGCTACTGCTGCACCAACCCGGAAACCAACGGCCACACCCAGCTCGCCGGCAGCGGCAGCAAGATCGCGGACATCGAGGAGGAACGCCAGGCGCGCCGCGAGGTCCTCGACGGCAACAAAGCATGGCGCGCCGCCGAAACCGTCCGCCGCGCCTGGCTCGCCGAGCTGGCCGCCCGCAAGAACGCCCCAGACGGCGCGCTGCGGTTCGTCATCGAATCCCTGGCCCGCGGCGACGGCGAGATCCACCGCGCCCTGGCCGGCTCCCAGCCTGTCGCCTGCCAGCTCCTCGGCCTGCCCGAGCCAGCCGGCAAGTTCGGCACCGTCACCCCGGAACTGGCCGGGCTCACCCAGGCCGCGGACACCCGCCGGCTGCTCACCATCGCCCTGGCCATCGTCCTGGGCGCCTACGAAGACGAAACCGGCGTCCATATCTGGCGCAACCCGAAAGCCCACCCCACCACCGCCCGGTACCTGGCCACCATCGCCAGCTGGGGCTACCACCTGTCCGACATCGAGCAGACCCTCGTCGACGCCCACACGGAGACCACCAATGCCTGAGCACGCACCCGGCACCCGGCTCATGCTGCCCCTGGAGGCCCGCCAGCACGCCCAGCCGTGCCCGGCCTGCCAAGGCTCCGGAGTGACCGGCGAGCACTACACGATGCCAGCCGGCCAGCACACGATCGCCCTCGACGTGATCTGCCCGTCCTGCGGCGGCTGCGGCAACGGCGACCCGAACCACCCCGGCTGCGAAGCCACCTGGCACGCCAGCAACGAGCCCGGCGACTACGACCCGTACGACCGGGATGACGACGACGAGGATGGCCCCGGTACCGGGGAGCCGGCCTGCTTCTCCTGCCAGACAGGCCGCGGCTGGTGGCCCGCCCAGGGTTTCGCTGGCGAAGGCGACGACACGGTGATGCACCTGCTCCGCATGCCATGCGGATGCTCGCAGGACCGGCTCGTCGAGGTGCCATGACCGTCCCAGAGCCGATGTGGCGGCCGCCGGTGCCAGCTGATGACGACTACCTGACCGCCAGGGCGCTGGCCGCCGAGCGGTACTCATTCCAGCCGCTGATCATGGCCGCGATGCTCGTAGCGCCGCAGCACCTGTCCGCAGCGCTCATGAAGTCATACCCCGGCCTGGCGGCCATCCTTCGGGCCAATTACAGTGCCCCAGGCTCCTACAGCAGCCCGGCGAGTGGCCAATGAGTAAAGGCGATGTTTCACGGGAAACAGTTTCACGTGAAACGCCCAGGCTAACCGTCGTTCCACGTGAAACAGTTTCACGTGAAACTGGCTATGAGCAGGATAAAGAATGCTCACGGTGCCGCTGCCTGATGCCAGCCGACCGCACACAGAGATACTGCCCCGACTGCCACACCGACTACATGCGTGAGTGGCGGGAACGCACCAAGGTCACCGCCAAAGACCGCAGGCTCCTGCAGCAGCTGAAAGGGCGCCAGTGAGCGGCCGCGGCCCGAAGATCGTGCGGGCCTACCGGCCGGCCTACAACGCTGCGATACGCGCTGGGTGGACTGTCGAGCTGACCGGAGGCAGCCACCTGCGGTGGCGGCCAGTTTGTTATCACGCCCAGCACACCCAACCACCCGAATGGAATTGGCGTCGCCCGCGACCTCGCACGGCTACGCCGCGCTGGCCTCGAATGGGGTCAGCGGATGAAAGGAAGACCATGACCGCTCGCCGTGCACTCAACGTGCTCGCTAAGTGGCGCAACCACTTCGCCGGATGGCAACTGGGAACGCGCCTGGACACTGACCCGGAGTTCCTGGCCGTCAGAGATCACCGTGAGCTGTCGATCCTGCTGCGCGTCGAGATGACGGCGCTGACCGGCGTCCTGCTCCGTAAGGGCATCATGACCCTCACCGAATTCGACGCCGCGATGGAGCGCGAAGCTGACCTTCTGAACAAGGACTACGAGCAGCGCTGGCCAGGTATTACCGCCTCGCCTATAGGCCTGAATTACGACGTCGCGCGTATCCAGCAGGCCGGCTGGATGAAGAACTGGCGGCCATGATGTCCGCTGAGACAGGGTGCGAAGCGGCACCCCGCGACGGCCGCGAGCACGGCGGCCCGGTTGCCGGGTATGTGCGGGTGTGCCCGGCCGGGCACACCCGCCACGGAACAGCCTGCAAGTCCTGCTCCGGTAACGGCGCCGTGCTGTGCACTGAATGCCCGCCCGACAGCCCGGCCATCCTGGTCGCCGCCGCGGTGTTCGACGCCATCGTGCACGAAGAATGGCCCCGCCGTGACCTGGCCGACAAGCTCATGTCGCTGGTCCTGGCCAGCTGCGCCTGCGACAGCTGCAAGCCGTACATGGTCGCCACGATCAACAGCCTCCTGGGCCCGGCCGCCCAGCCGTCGATCACCTGCCCGTCCTGCAGCAAGACCAGCTACAACCCCAACGATGTGCGCGAGCGGTACTGCGGGAACTGCCACCTGTTCCACTACCAGATGCCCGTCCAGAATGCCTAAGCGGATCTGCATTGCATGCCGCCACCTGTTCGACATGGCCACGGTCAAGGGTGAACGGTGCCCGGCTTGCCGGCGGGAAAAGGACGCTGAGCGCGGGACGACCGCTGAGCGCGGGTACGGCGCCGCGCACCAGCATGAGCGCACCGAGCGGCTCGCGGCATGGTCGCCGGGCGACCCGTGTGCCTGGTGCAGGCAGCCGATGTGGGACGCCAGCAGGATCCAGCTGGGCCACCGGCAGGGCAAGCGGGGGTACCGGGGCCTGGAGCATGACACTTGCAATGAGGGCCACCGCTGACACACGCACGCGGCCGCGGTTTTTTAGGGAGGCCTAGCACCTATGACCCGCTCCATCCAAACCTTCCCCCCCGGTACCACGGCCGGCCATTTTTCCGGGGCCACGCTCACCCTCCGCGACCGGTCCCGCCGGTGACTTTCGCCGTCGGCGACCGCGTCCGGATCGTCGACCGCACCCATCCGTGGGCCAGGCATTCCGGCCAGATCCTCGCGCCGCTCGATGTGCCATCGGAGCCCGACCTCAAATGGGAGGTCGAACTCGACGGCTGGCTTGGGCACCGCACCGCTGTCGCCGAGGACGAGATCCGCAAGGCGCCCTGTGCCCCGCGTTAAGAAGCTGCCGGGCCAGGCGGTCGACCCGCGCAACGGCCAGCAGGTTTCGCTGCCCGCCGAGGCCCTCGCCCGGTTCGCTCTGCCGAAGCGGTCAGACAAGCTGCCCTACGACCTGCGGACCCGGCGCATGTGGAAGGCCCTGTTCGACGACAAGCCGCTGTCGGCCGTGCTCTCGCCCGTCGACCGGGAGCTGGTGATCCGCTGGGCCCAGAGCGTGGACGACTGGATCAAGGCGCTGGAGACCGCCCGGGCCAACCCGATCACCACGGGCAGCATGGAGCAGGACGTCGCCAGCCCCTACTTCGCGATCGCCGCCCAGGCCCTGGCCGTCGCGCAGGCCTGCGAGGCGCAGATCGGGATCGGTGCGCTGAACCGCGCCCGGCTCGGCATCGCGATCCTGACCGAGCAGGCCTCACTAGCCGACCTGGCCGCCCGGTTCCCGGGCCCGGCGGGCGGTGACGATGAGCCAGACCCCCGGCTCGGCTGAGCAGCTGGCCGCCAGCTGCTACCCCGGCCAGCGCTTTGATCCGCCATGCCCGGACTGCGACTGGTCCCCGCGGGAGGGACAGCTGTGGCCGACCGAGGGCGCCCGGGCGGTCTGGTGGATCCAGACGTTCGTCATCTGCGGCGAGGGCGACTGGTACGGCAAGCCGATCGTCCTGCGGGCCGACCAGAAGCGGTCGCTCTACCGGTGGTACGAATACTGCGGCGGCTGCGGCCACTGGCGGTACACCCACTGGGTCCGGACCGAGGCCACCGGCGGCGGCAAGACGACCTTCATGGGCGGCATCGGCACCCTGGAAGTCGGCGGCCCGCCGGAGATATCGCCGGTCTCGCCCGACGTCGTCATGGCCGCGAACTCCTGGGATCAGGCCAACAAGCTGTTCGGCGCCGCGTCAGTCATGTGCGGCGGGTCAGGGCGGAAGGTCCGGGAGTCGCCGCTGCGCGACTACTTCGAGGTCTACGACTCGAAGATCGTCCGCTCCGATGGCCGGCCCGGCCTGATCGAGAGGGTCGCCGCGGTGGCGGGCACGAACGAGGGCGGCCTGCCCAGCACGTTCATGTGCGACGAGGTCCACGAGCTGGGCGAGAGCGGCGAGACCGGCCGGGCCCGGATGCATGTGGTCATCGGCAAGAGCACGAACAAGCGGCAGCTGCGCTGCGAGATCCCCGTCTACGACGCCGCCGGGAAGCTGGCCGGGATCCGGGAGGTGCAGCGCGGCCCGGGCCGGATCATCGACATCTCGACGGCCGGGTTCGACGTCGACCACTCGTTCTTCGGTGACCTGTACAAGCACGGCAAGGAGGTCCTGAAGAACCCGGAGCTGGACCCGCGGCTGCTGTTCGAGTGCTGGGAGGCCCCGCCCGGGCTGAACTTCGAGAAGCGGGAGGACCGCTACAAGGCGGTCATGGCGGCCAGCCCGGCCGCCGGGATCCTGTGGAACCCCACCGACCGGGTCAATGAGTGGCGCAACCCGAAGATGCCGACACACGAATGGGGCCGCTACTACGCCAACCGGTGGGAGAAGATCCCGGAGGACTCCTGGCTGAAGGCGAACCCGACGTCGTGGGGCAACTGCCAGGGCACGTGGGAGATCACCGGCGACGAGCCGACCGTGCTGGCCGTCGACATGTCGCTGTCCCGCGACTCGACCGCCGTCGACCAGATCGTCAAGCTGCACGACGGCCGCATCGCGGTGACCGCGAAGATCTGGTTCCCGGGCGGCGGGAAGGTCGACCACCTGGAGGTCTACAACCACATCAAGTCCACGGCCAGGGAACTCGGTGACCGGTTCCGCGGCCTGGTCTATGACCCGCGGTTCTTCGAGCTGCCCGCGCTGCTCCTGGAAGAGGAAGGCTTCCTGGTCATCCAGTTCGACCAGACCGCCGTGCTGATGGCCCCGGCCGTCGGCGAGACCTTCACCGCGATCATCGACGAGGTGATCGTGCATGACGGCGACGCGGAGTTCACCCGCCAGGTCCTCGGCGCCGCCAAGCGCATGCAGGAGCGCGGCTTCACCCTCTCGAAAGGAAAATCGAAGATCAGGATCGACTCGACGGTCGCGATGTGCATGGGTGTCCACGCGATCACCCGGCTCGCACCGAAGGTCGACGTCCTGAACACGATGTGGTAACCGCCCAGGTTGCAGGCGGTATGCCATCCTGTGTTTGTAGGTTTCCTACAAACCGTTCTGGAGGCCTGGGTGACTGCTGTCCCTGCCGTGGCCGGGCCCCGGCAGCTGCTGAAATCCGCCGCCGGTGGTACCGCCACGATCGCCGGGAAGATCACCGGCCGTGTGCTGGCCTGGTCCCGGACCGTGCCCGGGCTCGCCGGTGCCGCGCTGGTCTCCGGCGGTGTCTGGCAGGTGTTCCGGCCCGCCGGGGTCATCGTGGCTGGTGCGTTCCTGCTGATGCTCGACCGGCGGATCTAGCGTGGCAGTGTTCGGCGGCCCGCGGGCCGCCCTGGCGCCGGGCCGGGGATACCAGATGTCGGACCGGTTCCGGGACCTGGAGCAGCGGCAGCTCACCTTCATCAGCCCGCCGATCGGCCCGTACACCCAGGCGCTGCAGGACTACTCGGCCGGTGACCCGGAGGGCGCGCTGCGGCACAGCGCGGTCTGGGCCTGCTCGGACCTGATCGCTTCGACGATGGCGATGCTCACGCCCTGGGCGATGGAAGGCCCGGCGGTCGGTGTGGGCCAGTCGGCCCGCCTGGCCAACCAGCCGCAGATGCTGACCCAGCCCGGGTCGGACGCCGACATCTACGACTTCCTGTACATGGGCACCATGAGCGCCTGCCTCAAGGGCAACCAGTGGGGCCAGGTCGCTGCCCGCAACAAGCTGATGTACCCGACCCAGGTCGAGCTGGAGAACCCGGGCGTCGTCCGGACCCGCCGCCGGCAGGACGGCACATACGAGACCCGGTTCCGCAACGAGGTCATCCCGCCGGAGAATCTCTGGCACAAGGCGATGTTCCGGATGCCGGGCTCGCCGGTCGGCATGTCACCGATCGAGTACGCCTCGCGGGCCACCCGGCTGGGCCTGTCGGCCGAGGAGTTCGGCTCGCAGTACTTCATGGACGGCGGCCACCCGTCCGGGCTGCTGACCAACGAGAAGGTCAGCGAGGTGGACCTGAAGGACGCCCGGACGCTGAAGGACCGGTTCATGGCAGCGCTGCACGCCAGCCGCGAGCCGGTGGTGCTGGGCGGCGGCTGGAAGTACGACCAGATCCAGATCAAACCGGACGAGTCCCAGTTCCTGGACACCCAGAAGCTGTCCGACGGCAAGGCCTGCCGGTTCATGCGGGTCGCCCCAGAAATGGTCGGCTGCTCCTCGGAGGGCTCGTCGATCACCTACGCCAACGTCGAGGAACGGGCGCTGGGGTTCCTGACCTACACGATGTTCCGCTGGATCAAGCGGTGGGAGATGTGGCTCGGCGCGACCCAGCCGCCCGGGATCTACGTGAAGTTTGACCTGGACGCACTGCTGCGCGTCGACTACCTGACGCTGTGGCAGGGCCTGCACATGGCGGTCGGGTCGCGGGTCATCACCCAGGACGAGGCACGGGAGATCGTCGACCGGGCGCCGCTGACCGCGGAGCAGAAAGAGCAGATCGACGCGCTGGTCACGCCGATCCCGCCGCCAATCGCAGGACCCAGGGCAGGGAGCTGATCATGGAACACAGGTGGAACGGGCCCGCGCAGGTCAAGGCCCTGGGCGATGACCCGACGCCGGCGCAGATCAATGCGCTGTTCGCCATCCCGGGCGCCACGAAGTCCGACAGCTCACTGCCGCACCACGACGTGTCCGGCGGGAAGGTCGGCGCCGCGGACAAGGACGGGTGCACCGCGGCGATCGGCGCGCTGAACGGCGCGCAGGGCGGCGTCTCCGCTACCCAGGCGCAGAAGAACCGCGCCTACAGCCACCTGGCCAGCCACCTGCGCGCTATGGGCGAGACCCCGCCGGACAAGCAGTTCGGTGCCGACCGCGGCGCCCTGGAGCTCCGCCAGCAGCGGCGCCTCTCGATGCGGTGCGTGCCCGAGCGGCTGTCGCTGAACTTCAGCGGTGCCGGGCTGGGCATGGAGGTCCGCGCCAAGGCGAACGGCACCGGCGGCACCATGTTCCACTTCACCGGCTACGCCGCGGTGTTCGACCACCCGTTCGAGATGTGGGACTGGTGGGGTGACCCGTTCACCGAGGTCGTCAACCCGGGCGCGTTCACCCGGACCCTGGCCAACGGCTGCGACGTGCCGTTCCTCATCGGCCACGACAGCGCCGGGATCCCGATGGCCCGGACCAAGTCCGGGACGATGACCCTCGGCCAGGACACCCATGGTCTGTGGGTCGACGTGCCCAGCCTCGACGGCTCCCGCGACGACGTCCGCGCCCTGGCCTCCGCGGTCGAGCGCGGCGACATGGACGAGATGTCCTGCGCGTTCAGCGTGCTGCAGCAGATCTGGTCACCGGACTACGAGCAGCGCAACATCGTCGAGATGGACCTGCACAAGGGCGACGTCTCCGCCGTGGTGTTCGGCGCCAATGACGGCACCGCCGGGTCGTCGATGCTGCCCGCCGAGCAGCTGCAGCTGCGCCGGCCCACCGGCGTGCGGCAGCGCGGCCACGGTGAGCGGCGGGCCGCGTTCGAGGCCGATACCACCGACGCCCCGGACTACAACCCGGCGCCCCACGCGGCCGACGGCGAGCTGCAGTGCCCATCGCCGGACTGCACCGTCGAAGGCGGTGCGATGAACAGCCCGGACGCGAAGAACTGCGACCAGTGCGGGGCGCCGCTGTATGACGAGGACGGGCTGATCGAGGTCGACGACCAGGGCGTCACCGAGGAGCTGGAAGGCGCCGACGCCCAGGCGCTGGGCCTGCGGCGGCGCCGGCTCGAACTGCTCAAGGTCGCCGGGTAATTGACCATCGAACACACGTTCACCTATCCTGACCTCGTTACGGGCAAGATCGGACAGTCCCGCTAGCGCCAGGAACGCAGGCCCGCAGCTCTCCGCCAGGACGGCTGCACCCCGCTAACTGCCGCTGCACACGAGATGACGCGCCCACGTCGGTGCTGCCTCGTGTGAAGGGGACTACTCCCGTGGACAAGCTGATCCAGCAGCTGGAAGCCAACCGCGCCGCCGCTGCCGAACGGCGCAACGCCCTCCTGAAGACCGCCGAGGACAACATCGCCGGCGACACCAAGGAGAAGCTCGACGCCCACAACGGTGCGATGGAATCGCTCAAGGCCGCCGGCGTGGAGATCGCCGAGATCGACGACCGGCTGAAGGACCTGCGTGAGCAGCGGGACCGCGAGGCCCGGGCCGCGGACCTGCGCAAGGGCGACCCGGCCGACGTCGACGGCCGCGCCAAGGTCACGGTCGGCGCCGAGCCGATGCAGTACGGCGAGGGCTCCGGCCACTCGTACTTCCTGGACCAGGCCCGCGTCCACTTCCGCAAGGGCGACGGCGACGGCGGCTGGCAGCAGGCCACGCAGCGGCAGGAACGCCACGAGGCCGAGCTCCGTGTCGAGATGCCCCAGCGGCAGGAGAAGCGCCAGCGCGCCGCGGACAAGCGGCTGGAGGGCGTCCTGGCCGGTGAGGGCTACGGGTCCAGCCCGCGTGAGCGGCGGGCCGCGCGGCTGGAGCGCCGCACCTACGAGCGGTTCCTCGCCGGTGGCGGGCAGGTCTACGAGAAGCGGATCATCTCCCGGACCGACGGCCAGGGCGGCTACGAGGTGCCGCCGCTGTGGCTGGTCGACGAGTACATCGAGTACCTGCGGGCGGGCCGCACGATGGCTGACCTGTGGCACAACTTCCCGCTGCCGACCGGCACGGACTCGATCAACATCCCGCGGCTGACCCTCGGCACCGCGACGGGCACGCAGCCCGGCGACGGCGCCCCGGTGCCCGGCCGCGAAATCACCGACAACTTCGTGCAGGCCCGCGTCATGACCGTCGCCGGCCAGCAGGACGCGGCCATGCAGATCCTCGACCAGTCCCCGCTGAACTATGACGAGATCATCTTCGGCGACCTGACCGCGGACTACAACATGCAGGTCTCCGCCCAGCTGATGCTCGGTGCCGGGTTCCCGCAGCTCAACGGCCTGTACCAGACCGGTGTGCTCGGCACCTCCGTTGGCAAGTCCACTAGCGGGTTCATCACCCAGGCGACCGGCACCACGACCGCCCAGTGGACCGGCGCGGCCAGCGTCTACACCGCGGCGGCGCAGCTGGTCTCCCAGCTGTCCCGCAACCGGTTCCTGCCGCCCACCGGGCTCGTCACCAACCCCGCGGTCTGGTACGCCATGAACGCCGCGACCGACACCCAGGGCCGGCCCCTGGTCGTGCCGGTGCAGCAGGGCGCGAACTTCAACCAGGCCGCGGCCGCCGACACCGGCGCGCAGACCGAGGGCCTGGTCGGGCACATCCTGTCGCAGCCGTGGTGGATCGACCCGAACATCCCGCTGACCTTCGGCGGGACCGGCGCGACGCAGCCGTACATCGGGGCGATCTCCAACGGGCACACCGCCCCGTTCGACGGTTCCGGCGGCACCAGCACGAACGCGAACGTCTTCACCCCGCTGATCGCCGCGCGGTGGGCCGACCTGTTCTTCTGGGAAGGCGACATGCGGACCCGGGTGCTGCAGGAGGTGCTCAGCTCCACCCTGGCCGTCCGCTTCCAGGTGTACGCCTACTGCGCGTCCATGCCGAACCGGTACCAGGACGCCAGCGGCAACCTCGTCTCCTACGGCAACGCCAACTCCGTCGGCACCCTCGGCGCGGCCCTGTCCCAGGGCACCGCCGGCGGCCTCATCAACTTCTGACCTGCCCAAATCCTGAACGGCTAAGGGAGAGGAACTCCACATGTCTGATCTGGCTTCGGGCCGGTACCCGGACAGCTTCGAGGAATGGGTCCTGGACGGGATGCCCACCCCGCCGGCCCGCCACGGGCTGGTCAAGTCCGTCGGCGCCGGCAACGGCGGCGCGACCCTGATCAGCACCACCCTGTACGTGTTCCCGTTCATCGCCCAGGCCGGGGACATCTTCAAGTTCGTCAACTTCATGATCAAGACCCAGGTCACCGCCACCGGCACCCATTCCTGGAACGCGGTCTACAACGGCGTGGGCACCGGCGCGGCGCTGCTGGGCCAGACCGCTGACACCCCGGCCGGCTACGCGCCGGGCGCGACGAAGCTGTCGCTGGCCACCACGGTGCAGAACGTCGGCACGGTCGGCACCCCGCAGGGCCCGTCGACCCCGGCGATCGTCCCGCAGGGCGCGCAGGTATGGGGCTTCGCGTTCTACTACTCCGGGTCCGGGACCGGGTCCGTGCTGGACGCGGCCGCCGCGGCGGGCAGCCTCGCGGGCGAGCAGCTGCTCACCGGGCAGGCCGCGCTGTGCAGCACGGCGACGGTGGCCGCGACAGCGACCGCCCCGGCGGTGCTGCCGACGATGGCCGCAGCGTCGTTCGCCTACCCGCTGTTCGCCCTGACCTACTCCTGATGATCCGCGCGGGTGTGCTCGGCCAGCTGCAGCGGGACCTGCAGCAGGCGGAGAGCTGCTTTGAGTACGCCCGCGCGGAGCAGCTCCGCGCCCAGATCAGCCAGCTGTCCGCCGGGACAGCTGCCAGCCCCTCGAAGGAGACCACCCATGGGACCAGGACAGATCGTGGACGAACTGAAGGCCTACCTGCAGCACGGCGAGCAGCTGCTCACCAGCCACGTGCCCGGGCTCGCCGAGTGGGCGGCGAAGGCGGAAGCTGACCCGCTCGTCCAGGCGGCGCTCAGCCTCGTCGTCCCGCCCGCGACCAAGGTCATGCTGGCCAGCCTGCTGAAGTCCGTCGAGGCCGACGTGGCCCAGGTCGAGGCCACCGCCAGGGCCGAAGCGGAAGCCGCGGCCGAGGCCGCCCAGAAGGCCGCCACCGACCTGGCCGTGCCGGGCCCGGACGGTGCCCCGGCTGAAGCCGTCAGCTAGCCAGGCAGGAGAACCCCTCACATGAGCGCACCGGAGAACATCCACGACGAGGTCCTCGACCACCTGGACCGGTCGGTCCGCGAGCGGCAGTTCGGCGTCAGCTACGGCTACACGGCCACCTGGGCCGTCGCTCGGGTGCAAGGACCGCAGGGACCTGTCCAGGCCCCGGTCTGGACGCTGATGATCACCCGCCGGTCCCCGCTGGTCGGCGGCCTGGACCTGCACCACTTCGCGCAGATCGTCGCCGCCCGGCCCACTTTCAGGCAGGTCGACGAGCAGGTAGCCGACGGGCTGCGGCAGCTCGCCGGACTGTTCGAGTCGCTGCGGACACCACCGGGCGCCCCGCCGGCCGGGCCAGCGGCGCCACCGTCACCGCTGGCTGTGGCCAACGGGCGGCGGCACCGATAACCCCGGGGTGCCCGCCAGGGCCGTTGAGGGGCGGCGCGGGGGGGTGCCCCGGTCCAGGACGAACGAAGGGAAGGTGAGGGGCGATGCCGGCGACGACGCCGTGGTTCCCGGGCGCGCAGGTGCCCCTCACCTACACCAACACCGGCCCCGACGGCGCCCCGGCCGACGCGTCAGAGGTGGGCCTGGTCGTGGCCACGGTCATCGCCCCGGACCAGACCACCTCCCAGCCGGATGTCTCCCACACCGGCAGCGCCGGCTCCGGCCAGTACAAGGCCTCGTACACCACCACCCAGCCCGGGCACCACATCGTGGTCTGGGTCTGCACCGACGCCACCGTGCCGGGCGCGTTCTCCGACAGCTTCGAGGTCCAGCCGGGCGCCGACGCCACGATCGTGTCGCAGGCCGAGGCCAAGGAGATCCTGCACCAGACCGCGACCACCGCCAACGACGCGAAGATCGCGGGCTACAACGCGTCGGTCACGAACTGGGTCGAGTACGTCTGCGGGCCGGTCATCGTGCAGACCGTCGTGGAGAAGCTCCCGGCCCGCGGCGTGATGCAGGTGCTGTCCAGGCCACCGGTGATGCAGCTGCTGCCGTGGACCACCATCCCGGACGACCTGGCCGCCGCGGCCGGGTTCACCGTCCCGGACCCGCCGTCGCCGATGTTCCCGTCGATGATCTTCGGTGTCCCCTACGCGCTGGACCAGCTGGGCTGCGACACCACGCGGGGCATCGTCACCCACACCTCCGGGCTGCCGTTCATCTACGGGTCCTACTACTGGCAGTACCAGGCGGGCCGGCCCATCATCCCGGCGTGCATCTACGAGGCCTCGAAGATCGTTCTCAAGCACCTGTACTACGTCGAGGCCGGCGGCACCGGCTCGGGCACCGGATCCGGTGACGAAGAGACCACGGCCACCCCGTTCGGGTTCAGCGTGCCGAACCGGGCCATCGAGCTGCTGCTCCCGGAGATGGCCGCGTCCCGGATGGTGGCGCTGTGAACCCGTGGCAGGCGTTCTTCGGCTGGCCGGACGGCGGGGTCTGGGCCAACATCCTGGCCTGGGTCATCGGCCTGGTCCTCGCCGGAGCGTGCGGGTGGCTGTTCCGCGACCACATCGGCCGGCACCTGGCCGCGTGGCTGCACCACCACCACCAGGCCCACCTCGGCCGGCTGGCGGCCGACGCGCCGGTAAGGGCAGGTGCCGGCAGCAACCCGGCTGAGGGTTTGACAGCAGACGCGGCGGCCCCGGCCACCGCGGAGCGCGTGGTCCCGTCATCCACATCATCAAGGCCGACCCAGCCGACCCGGACTTCCAGCACAAGTTCGACATCTGGTTCCGGTCCTACCTGCGCCGGCACGGCATCGGGCGGGGGCTGATGTGACCACCACCGACCTGGTCGCCGACGTCGCCGACTACCTGGTGGACCAGTGCACGGCCAGCTCGGCGCTGAAGGCGCTGGGCGTGCTGGTGTGCGACGGCCCGCAGCCCGCTGGGGTGACCACCGGCGCCGAGCAGGTCCTGTGGATCGGCCACAACCCGAAGGCACCCGAACAGGAGTTCGGCAAGGCCGAGCAGGGCTTCGCATTCCTCGCGGCCAGCACCCGGGACGAGGCCGCCACCATCACCTGCACGGCGAAGCACTGGACCGGCGACACCGCCATGCGGGTCCACCGGGACGGCTGCAAGGCCATCGTCGCCGTGGTCGAGGAGCTGCTGCGCGGCGGCGGCGCGAACCCGGGCCCCGGCGACTCCACGATGGACGGCCTCGTCCAGTGGTCGGAGTTCACCGAGGCGGCCTGGTGGCAGTCCCTGGCCGGCGGCGGCGCCGAGGCCTACTGCGCGTTCGACATCAGCTACTTCGCCCGGCTCACCTAGGAGAGGCCGTCCATGCGTCAGGTCACATGCATCAGCCCGCACGGTGGGCTGCACCGCGGCAGTAAGCGGCTCGGGATGCCGCCGGCCGAGGCGGGGTACGTGTCGGTGCCAGCGCTCGGCGCCGACACCCGCGCCGGCCAGAAGCCGATCGCGGTCGGCGCGACCGTCGGTGCGCCAGAGGCCCCGGCGTTCATCGCCGACGGCTTCCACTTCGTCAACGAGAACGGCGAGGCCGACCAGTGCACCGGCGGCAGCAGCTGCTGGTGCGGTGGCAATTGCCAGACGCCGCCCGGTGTGCCAGCCCCTCAGACCGACGACACCACCGGCACCGGCGCCGATAGTGCTCCGGCCGGCCCAGAGGGGAACTGACCCATGTCCATCGGAGCTGGCCTCGCCGCACAGGCAGGCATCGTCACCGAGACCACGAACGGCACCCAGGCCGTGGTCACGCACTTCGTCGAGTTCGACGGTGAGACGTCGAAGATGGTGAAGAACACGGTGCAGGGCCGTGGCCTGCGCGCGGGTGGCCTGTTCGAGCGGACCAGCCGGCGGGTCATTGGGTCGTGGGGCGCGACGGGCGGCCTGAACTTCGACACCCCGTTCTCCGGGCTGGGCCTGTTCCTGCAGCACATGATGGGGTCGTTCGCCGCGGTGCCGGTGCAGCAGTCCAGCACGGCCGCGTACCTGCAGACCCACGCGCCCGGGACGCTGGCCGGCAAGACGTTCACCCTGCAGATCGGCAAGCCCGACAGCTCCGGCACCGTGCGGCCGTTCACCTACCCGGGCGCCAAGATCACCAGCTGGGAGTTCTCCAGCGAGCTGAACCAGTTCCTGAAGCTGGCCCTGGAGATCGACGCCTGGCAGGAACTGACCCCGGACAACCCGCAGGGCACCACCGCCGGTGAGGCCCTGGCCACCGCGACCTACGCCGCCGGCCAGCAGTTCTTCCATTTCCGGCAAGCGGTCATCTACTCCGGCGGAACGCTGGCCACCACCGACGGGATCACGACACTGTCGGGCCCGACCGCGACCGGGCGGGTCACGAAGGCCAGCGTCAAGGTCGAGAACAAGCTGGCGACCGGGCGGCAGTTCATGGGCGGGCTGCTGGGCAACGGCACCGGCGGGATCAAGGCCGAGCAGCTGGAGAACGACTACCGGGTCATCAGCGGGGCGCTGGACGTCGAGTTCTTCAACCTGGCCGGCTACTACGACATCTTCGCCGGGGACACCACCGGCACGCTGGAGCTGCAGTTCACCGGCCCGATCATCGCCACCACCATCCCCTACCAGCTCAGCATCCTGGTCCCGAACATCAAGTTCGGCGGCGATTCACCGGTGGTGGCCGGCCCGGGGATCCTGAACCACAACCTGCCGTTCACCGGCCTGGACGACGAGGCCAACAACCCGGTCCAGATCCAGTACATGTCGACGGACATCACGATCTGAGATGACCGTCCAGCGGAAGCGGACCCGGGGGCGGCTGGCCAGCACGCGCGGCCACGCCCAGGTCCCCGGCCGCCTCGGCGGGGCCAGCACCCGGATCACGACCACCGGGGCGCTGGGCCGCGGCTCCGGCGGCGACGAGGACCTCCGCGCCGCCGCCGGTGACATCGCCGGCGAGGCGAAGGCCCTGGCCGCGAAGTGGTCCCGCACCATCCCCGGGTCCATCGGCGTCGCGGTATCCGGCAACGTCGCGGACATCACCGCGACCGCGGCACCGGCGTACCCCAACGAGGTCGCCGGGGTCCGCCACCCGGTCTACGGCCACGACCGGTGGGTCACCAACGAGCACCGCCCGTTCATGGGCCCCGCCGCGGACAGCAAAGCAGACGCGGCCATGGCCACCTACGCAAAGAAAATCGACCGCGCAGCCCGCAAAGCCGGATTCTCCTAGGAGCCCCTCATGGTGATGTTCATCAAATTCGCTGACCGGACTTATGACTTCGACTGGGACGCCATAAGTATCGATGAGTGGCGCGAGATGAAGCGCAAATACAAGATGAATATGCGCCTCGTGCAGCAGGGGGCTATCGAGGGTGACCCGGATGCGGTCACCTGCGCGTACTGGGCGATGCTCCGGCAGAACGGCGAGCTCGGCCGCCGGCCGCTGAACGACGACCTGAAGCCCGAACCGGCGGTCGCGTTCGTGCTGGCGTTCATGGCGGCCATGAAAGACGAGCAGAAACGCGACGAAGCCGAGGAAGCCGAGGCAGAGGAGCAGGCCGCCGCAGAGGCCGAGGCGGCTGAGAACCCTACGCAGCCGCGCCCGGGATCTCGTCAGTCGAAGGCGCCCAGTACCCGGACGGCTGGCACGACAGCCCAGTCCCAGACGGGCGGCAGCAACTCAGCTGGGCCCGCTTCAGTGACGGTGACCTAGATGAGCTCCGCCGCGAGTACCTGTTCCTCCTCGCCCACCTCTGCCATTTGTCCGACCGCGATGTGGGGCGGCTGACGCTCCTGGATTTCGCCGTTTATGTGACCGGAATCGATAACTACCTGGCCGATACCAAGCAGGCCCTGGAAGACGCGAGTGGGTGATCCGCAATGGCCTCCACCATGATCAAGTCCGTCAAGCTGCGGATCATCGGCGACGACGGCGATACCGAGACCAAACTCGATTCCATCGGCCGGAAAGCCGACGAGCTCGCGAAGAAGCACCCCGAGCTGAAAGTCAAGATCAACTCGGCGGCCGCGACCGCGAAACTGGGTGTGCTCCGCGCCGACCTGAAGCACACCAGCGACCAGGCTGACGAGACCGGGACCACGTTCCGGTCCGCGTTCGGCAAGTCGGCGCTGTCCCTGTCCGGGTTCGGTGACGCCGCGACCGCCGCGTCCGGCGACGCGACGATGATGCAGAAGGCCATGGCCGGCCTGTCGCTGGCCACCGGCCTGCTCGAGCCGCTGGCCGCCGGCGGGGCCGTGGCTGTCGGGGCGATCGGCGCCGCGGTGGTGGCCACCGGCGCCGGGCTGGGGATCTTCAAGACCATCGCCACCGGGGTGTTCTCCGCGGTGTCGGCGAACATCACCAAGGTCGCCGCGGCGCAGGAGAAGATCGCCTCCGGCGACACCGGCAAGAAGCTGGCCGCGGACGTCACGGCGATCGGCGTGGCCGAGCAGGGCCTGACCGGGTCGCAGAAGCAGCTGGTCGGCGCCACCGCCAACGCCGAGACAGCCTGGCACACCTTCATCGTCCGGTCGACCGCCGGGGTGACGTCGGTGATGGTCCCGGCGCTGGCCCTGCTGCCCAAGGGCCTGGCGCTGATCAAGCCGTTCCTGGCCCCGGTCGAGGGCGCCCTGCGCGGGATCGTGGGCGAGGTCGGCAAGGCGGCCAGTTCCCCGTTCTGGACGAAGTTCGACCACATGCTCGCGGGTCACGCTGGCGGTGACATCAAGTCGCTGGCCGGGATCCTGGGCCACATCGCTACCGGGTTCGCCGGGATCGTGAAGGCGTTCACCCCCGTGAGCACCACGGTCCTGGGTGGCCTGGACAAGCTGACCGCCGGGTTCTCCAAGTGGGGCCAGACCCTGGGCTCCCACTCCGGTTTCCAGTCGATGATGAGTGAGGCTAAGGAGTACGCCCCGCAGATCGCGGTCAGCCTGAAGAACATCGGCGCCGCCGCGGTGCACCTGGTCGGCGACATGGCCGGCACCAAGAGCCTGGTCCCGGTGTTCGCTGACCTGCTGCCCCCGGTCACCGCGTTCCTCGACGCCCTGGTCAAATCCAACCCGGCCCTGGTCCAGTTCGGCCTGTACACCCTCGCGGCCGGGGACGGCGTCGGCAAGCTGGCGAAGACCACCAGCAACGCGGCGACGTCCATCGGCGGCATAGCCGGCGGGGTCAAGGCCGGCCGGTCCGCCCTGCAGGACCTCAAGGCCGGGTTCTCCGACGGGGCCGCGGCCGCGTCCAAGGCAACCGGCGTGTGGGGCACCGCCGGCGGGAAGCTGTCGGGCCTCGGCTCCATGGTCACCGGCCTGGGCCAGAAGATGGGCCTGCTGCGGACCGCGACCGAGGCCGAGACCGTCGCCGACGGTGAGATGGACGCGGCGATGGACGCCAACCCCATCGGCCTGATCGTCGTCGCGATCGGCGCCCTCGTCGTCGCCTTCGTTGAGCTGTGGAAGCACAGCTCCACATTCCGCGATTTCTGGATCGACACATGGAAAGTCGTCAAGACCTCATTCCTCGACGCATTCAATTTCGTCAAGGACCACTGGAAACTTATCCTCGGTATCCTGACCGGCCCGCCGGGCGCCGCGGTGATCTTCATCATCAGCCACTGGAAGCAGATCGAGGACGCGACGTCCTCAATGATCAGCTCCGTAGTCGGGTTCTTCGAGGATCTCGGCGCCGGGGTAAAGCGGATCGTCGGCAATGTCGTCGGGTTCTTCACCGCCATGCCGGGCCGGATACTCCACGCCGTGGGCAACCTGGCAGACCTGCTACTGAACGCCGGCAAGGCAATCATGGAAGGGCTGCTGCACGGCATCGAGGCCGGCTGGAACGACGTCAAAGGCTTCGTCGGGAAGATCGGCGGGTGGATCTCCAGCCTCAAAGGGCCGCTCGACTACGACCAGGTGCTGCTCGTCCCGCACGGCAAGGCCATCATGGGCGGGCTGCTGACCGGGCTGAAGTCACGCATGCCCGAACTGGTCAGCCAGGTCAAGCTGATCACCGAGACCATCGGCGGCGCCGGGACCGTGACGGGCACACCGGGCGGCGTCCGGGGCGGCACCAACTTCTACCAGCAGGCCAGGTTCCTGCTGCAGGAAAAAGGCGACAAGCACCCGACCGTCACGGCGATCGACAAGCTCCGCGCCGAGATCATCAAAGACCACCAGGACCAGCAGAAAAAGCACACGGTCAGCGGGACACCGGTCATTCTGGGGCACACGGCCGCGCTGAAAGACCATACCAAGGCTTTGCAGAAAGCCACTCCCGCGCTTATCCGTATCGGCAATCACAGCAGCGCCAATTTCAATGACGTGTACAACATCAAGGTGGACAACTCGCTGGACGGCGATGCGACCGCGAAGAAAATCCGGCAGATGCTGCTGCAGCTGAAGCGCCATAACGGCGGCGCCCCGCTGGGCCTGGCGTAACCCCATAGGAAGGAAACACCACCATGCGCGGACGCGCTTACACCATCGACTCGGGGCAGATCGCCCTGACCGGCACCACCCAGACGCCACTGCTGATGGGCAACGCCGGGACCACCGTCACCGCCGACGTGACCGCGGTCCGGTGCAATGTCGTCTCCGGCACCGGAGTGGTCTACCCGACCAACGGCGACGTGCAGCTGTACCTGGCCCGGGCGGCGAACACCCCGGCGGGCGGGACGGGGGTCACGCCGCGGCCGATGAACCCCACGGACATCGCGGCGAACTCGGTCTGGACCGTCGGGTCCTGGTCAACCGCACCGACCTTCGGGAACATCGTCTGGGGCCAGGCCATCCCGTTCGCCGCCGGCGGGAACTGGGGCGAGGTCTTCGACCGGGACTACGAGCGGCGCCTGGGCGGCACCGGCGTGTCCGCGTTCTGGGCCATCTTCGCGACCCTGTCCGCGACGTCGACCGCGACGTCGATCGGCGTCGAGCTCGACTTCATCGAGTAACCCGCCGGCGGGTTCCCGGTCCGGGGTTGCTTCGAGAGGGAAGGGCGGTGGCGGGTGAGGTGCAGCATGGGCGGGCCCGTCACCGCCGGGTGATCTAGGTGTCCCTCGGGACGCCGTACGCGCTGGGCGCGGCCAGCACGGCGACCGCGGCCGCGGCGGTCACCGCGGCCACGAGCACCGCGCTGGGCGACGCGATCGTTGTCGGGCTCGGGTCCAGCTCGACCGCGTCGGTGATCACCAGTGTCACCGACACCCAGGGCAACATCTACCAGCCGTACAAGAGCAACGCGACCGCGCAGTTCGGGGCGGTGTGGGCGGCGTTCGCGGCGCTGCCCCTGACCGGCGGCACCGACATCATCACGGTCACGTTCACCTCCGCGACCGGGCAGAAGAACATCACCGCGCTGGGCTGCCCCGGGATCCTGGGGTTCGGTGCGGCCGTGGACACCGCGGCCGCGGCGTCGGCGAACGGGACCTCCACGGCGCCGTCCGCCACGACCGGCACCCTGGCCAATAGCGGCGAGCTGCTCGTCGGGCTGATCACCGGTGCCAACGCCGGCGGCGCACCCGGGTCGGTCACCGCCGGGTGGACGCAGATCGAGCAGGAGCACTCCGGCTCGAACGAGTGGTCGACGCTGCTGTACCAGGTCGCGCCGTCGGTCACCGCGGTGACCCTGGCCGCGGCCATCACCTCGGCGGCCTGGTCGGTCATCATCGTCCCGCTGATCCCCACCGCGGCCGGGCAGACCGCGATCTCCTACCCGGTCGCGGGCACCAGCAGCTGGGTCCCGGTGGCCGGGATCCAGCCCGGCGCCCTCATCGAGGGCTGGGGTCCCGGTGGCGGGTCCGCCGGCGGTGAGGGAACCGGCGGCGGCGCCGGCGCGTACGCGGCGGTCCTGTTCAACCCGGTCGCGGGGACCAGCTACCCGGTGGTCACCGGTGCCGGCGGCACCGCCGGCACGTCGACGGCCGCCGGCGGGAACGGCACCCCGACCAGCTTCAACACCTCGACCATGGTCGCCGCGCCCGGCGGTGGCGGCCACGTCTCCTCCACCGCCGGCGCCGGCGGCACCACCGGGGCCAGCACCGGGACAACGCTGCACGCCGGCGGGGCCAGCGGCACCGCCACGTCCGGGACCAGCGGATCCGGTGGCGGCGGGTCGGCCGGCCCGGCGGCGGCCGGGAACGCCGGGGCCAACAGCAGCGGATCCGGGTCCGTCGCCGGCGCGGTCGCGGTGGCGGGCGGGGGCCCGGGCGGCCCGTCCGGGGGCTCGGCTGGCAACGGGGTGCCCGCCCCGTACGGGCCCGGTGGCGGCGCCGGCGCGGGCGGTGGCAGCAAGCCCGGCGCGGCCGGCCTGCCGGGCCTGGTCCAGATCACCTTCACCGTGGCCGCTACCGGCCCGGCGCCCGTGGTCCCGCTGGATGGCCCGGTCGGGCCGCGGCGCGGCCCGGGGTACTGGCGGCGCGGCCGCATGCAGGGCTCCGCCGGTGCGCCGGTCGTCCAGCCGCCCATCACCCCGGCGCCGGTCTTCCCGCTCCGCGGCCCCGTCGGGCCGGCCCGGCCGCCGCGGTTCCGCCGCGGCAGCGCCCAGGGGTCCGCCGGTGTGCCCGTCACCCAGCCGCCCATCACCCCGGCGCCGGTCTTCCCGCTCCGCGGCCCCGTCGGGCCGGCCCGGCCGCCGCGGTTCCGCCGCGGCAGCGCCCGCGGCAGTGCCGGTGTGCCCGTCACCATCAACGTGGTGTGCGGCCCAGCCGCCGGGCTCCTGGAAGGCAACGAGCTGTCCCGCGCTGACAGCGACTTCGAGACGTGGACCGGGAACTGGACCGCTGGCCCGAACACCTCGGTCGACCAGTCTGTGGATGGCGGCGGGTACACCGGCTGTTTCGCCCTGCAGATGACCGCCACCGCGGGCGGCCAGGTGTCCGCGACGTCCCCGCTGATGCCCTCATACGCCGGGGCGGCAAACATCGGATCGGGGTACATGGCCGCGCAGCTGCCCGGCCGGGCCGGGCAGCTGACCCTCACCTGGTACGACGCCGGCTTCACACCGCTGGCCACGGTCACCACCAGTACGCTGCTGCTGGCCACCGCCACGCCCTGGACGCCGTTCGCCGGCAACGGCGGCGCCCCGGCCGGGACCGCCTGGTACTCGCTGGCCTTCACCGGCAGCGGCCTGACCGCCGGTGAGTCCGTGTTCGCTGACCTGGTCTATGCCGCCGACTCGCCGATGCAGGTGCTGATCTCCTGGAACGCACCGCCGCTGGCCGTCCAGCCGCTGTTCGTGGATGTGACCCCGTGGGCCCGGGCCGACACCCCCTGGACCGTCGGCCACGGCCGGCAGGACAACGTCACCGAGACGCAGACCGGGCCGCTGGCCGGGACGATCGACAACACCTCCGGGTGGTTCACCACCGGCGGGTCCGCGGTGGCCAGCCCCTGGGCGCCCGGGGTGAAGATCGGCCGGCGGATCCAGGTCAACCTGCCCGATGAGTTCGGCCAGTTCTGGACCCGGTTCGACGGGCAGCTCACCGAGGTCCCCACCGAGTGGACGGGTGCGAACGCGGCCGAGGCCTTCTCCGCGATCGCCGCGTCTGACCTGCTGGCCCTGCTGAACCGGCTGCCGAACCTGGCCACCTGGACCCAGGAGGAGATGGGCGCCGACCAGCCCATCGCCCTGTACGCGCTGAACGACCCCACCGGGTCCACGCAGGCGTCGGACTCGGCGGGGAACGGTGCGGCGCCGCTGGTGGTCAGGACCTACGGCGCGCAGCCGGTCACGCCGCTGGCCTGGTGGCAGATCCTGTTCCACCTCGACGCCGGGTCACCGCCGTCGACGGTGCCCGCCGGGACCGCGGTGCCCACCGCCGGGATCCCGCTGACCGAGACCAGGACCGACGCCACCACCGGGGAGCTGTCCGGGCCGCTGCCCACGTGGCTGTTCACCCCGTCGGCCAGCGCCGTGGCGCAGCTGGAGGGGCCGCTGCCGCAGCCGGTCACCGCGGCGGCCGGGTTCAGCTTCGAGTGCTGGGCGAACTGCACCACCCCGCTGGCCGCCCAGACCCTGATGATGCTGGGCAGCAAGGCCGCCGGGGCGGTCATCGGCGTGCAGGTCACCGCCGCCGGGATCCTGCAGCTGGCCGCCAGCTCGGACTACGGTGCGGCGTCGCCCACCTTCGCCGTGGCCAGCGCCGGGACAGTGCCGGGCCCGGTCACCTTCGCCGGCCTGGGGTCGGGCACCTACACGCCCGGGCCCGGGGTGTTCTTCGCCGACGCCCAGGCCTGGGGCTTCGGCAACTTCGGCGCCGGGACCAACGGTGTCAGCGGCGACTCCGGTGGTGGCGGCGGCGGCGGTGAGTGGGCGGGCAACCCGAAGCTGCCCTGCCAGCCCGGGGTGCCGGTCCCCTGGAATGTCGGGGCGACGACCACGATCGGCACCGGCGCGCTGCAGGTCCTCGCGCACGCTGGCCAGTCCGGCACCTCCGGCGGGTCACCGCTCGGCGGCCTGGGTGGCCACGGCAGCACCGCGCCGCTGCATAACAACGGTGGCGCGGGGGCGTCGGTGCCCGGCGGTGGTGGCGGCAGCTCGGCCGGGCCCGGCGGCCCGGGCAACGACGCGACCGACACCTCCGGCGCCCCGGCGGTCACCGGCGGCGGCCCGGGCGGTGACGAGGACGCCGTCCCGGCCACCGGCCCGGGCGGTGGTGGCGGGGGGTCCAGCGACAACACCAACGGGCAGGCCGGCGCGGCCGGGCAGGTGCAGTTCACCCCGCTGACCGCCGGCCAGTCCGGGTTCCACATCGCCGTGATCTGCGCACCGGGCGGCGTCGCGACCCTGTACGTCAACAACCAGGCCGCCGGGTCCCTGCAGCTGCCCGCCGGCGCCACCTACAACTGGCAGACCCTCGGCGGGCCGATGGGCGGCGGGCAGGGCGCGTCCGGGTGGAACGGGTCCATCGGCCTGTACGGCGTCTACGGCGCCGCGCTGGACCCGGTCCGGGTCGCGACCCGGTTCACCGCCGGGACCACCGGCTTCGCGGGCCTGACCACCGGCTACATGATCTCCGCCCTGGCCCGCTACTGCGCCATCCCGCCGCAGTGGTACACCCCGCCGTCCGGCACCGGCGACCCATCCCAGGGCCTGTCCACGGTCAGCTACATGGACCTGACCGGCACCCAGCCCCTGGCCCAGATGCAGCTGTACGAGCAGGCCGAAGGCGGGTTCCTGTACGCCAGCGCGGCCGGCCGGCTGACCTTCGCTGACCGCGCCCAAGGCTACGCGGCCGGGTCCGCCGCCCAGCCACCGTTCGTGCTGACCGCGGGCCAGTACGAGCAGGACACCCTGTTCAAGTCCAACGACCAGTACCTGCTCAACGGCCAGGCCCTAGTAGCTCGTCAGTCCTGAATTGCGGGGTACAGGTGCTTGAGTTTGATGCGGGCATCCTCGGTGGTAAAGCGCCAGTCGACGCCACGACCAGAAGCGTTGCGTGCCGCCTGCCA